GTAATATGTGTATGTGTGACAAAATCACATAGACCTATTTTTTTATTTTTGAAATTTGCAATTTGCAATTGCACGTCAAATGCAGGAATCACGATGACTGCGATTGAAGTCACATGCAGCAGCATCAACAGCGGAATAAGGCGAGAGAAATTCATTGATTCAATTGTTTGGAAAGTATGTTTATGTGTTTATATATGAATACATCCTTAATAATAACTAGGAAACTGTAAAATAATAACTCCATTACCGCCTTTGATTGAAGTAGGAGGAAAAATACCGCCATAATAGTTTGAGCCAGCTCCTCCTCCAAGACCATCTGTGCCTGGAAGATTACTCGTGCTGCCACCTCCACCCTGACCACCGGTTCCTCCGTAATTTCCGCCATAACCAACTCCAGCACCACCACCTCCATAGTAGCTGAGTGTTCCCGTAATTGCGGATTGTGCTCCATCACCTCCATTGTTTGAACTTCCTGAGGCACCAGCACCACCGCCACCACCAGATCCCATATTATATGCGCCGCCATTATACCCCTGGACAGGGGGGCCAGGGGTTCCACTGCCGGCAATTCCCGTCTGAGACTGACTGATAAATCCTGCACCTCCTCCCGAACCACCATTTTGTCCATTAATACTTGACTGATTTCCACTTCCCCCTCCTCCTCCGATGGCTGTGGCTATACCACCATTATTCCAATTTAAAATGCTATCTTCTCCATTCAGGGTTTGTCCACCCTTGCCCACGGTGATGTTATACTGCGTTCCACTAACCATTGATGCACCACTTGTAATTGATGCACCACTTGTAATTGATAACACGCCTCCTCCTCCACCTCCACCGCCTATCCACCTGATAGACCCCTCTTCAGGATCCTCGCTTTGGGTCTGTGATGCCCCTCCGCCAGCAACAACCAAAGCCGATAATGGAATGGGTGAAGAATGAGATGATGATATTTTGTATGCAGAAGAAGTTAAATTATTAGGATTAGTAATGATCCAACATGTGTATCCAGTTGGCGTTATATTTTGAGAAGGGGATTTATTTGCATACAAATAAATGCGTTGGCCTGTAGCATTAATCACCTCAAGAATTACTTCTACGGACGCAGGCGTTGGGGGTGGCGTTGGCGTTGGTGTTGGTGTTGGTGTTGGTGTTGGTGTTGGTGTTGGTGTTGGCGTTGGCGTTGGTGTTGGTGTTGGTGTTGGTGTTGGTGTTGGTGTTGGTGTTGGCGTTGGCGTTGGCGGTAACACGAGACCATCCAAATTATAAATGCCGGTTCCTCCCGATGCAGGCGTCACTTGCATTTTGTAATTATACAGCGGCACGCGTTTGTCCATGCACAACGGAATCACCGGGCCTGGAACATCGCTGTCGCTCGTCAGAGAGCAACGAACCGTGGATCCGTTGCACTGCAACGACACGGTGACTCCCGCGGCTTGAATCTCGGGCAGGTTGTCCACGTTCGGGTTCGTGTAGGTTTGCGTTTGCGTGGCCCACGACTTCTTCCGGGTCAGCGCGTTGCGCGACGCCATGGAGTATTGTTGTGCCCGGGACAGTTGCGCGCTGTTGCCCTTGTATTTCAGAATTTCGGCCTTGCGCCGCTGATCCAAGTCATACGTGCTATACTCCGCGCCAACGCAGTTGTTGCCTCCAGCGCGGGTCCATAACCGCGCCGGCACAGGAACATAGCCCACCCCTCCGCACGCGCTCGTGCTTTGATTTCCGATCTGGGACATAACCTTTATATGCCAATTTATTTTATTTGATGATGTAGATGCGGGGGCCGTGCTCCGTCATCATGCCGTCATTTGTCCGAGTCACGCCGTGGCACCCCCCCAAATAGTCCCGTTTTTCAACAAGTAGGATGCGATTGGCCGAGGACAAGGACAGGAGCTGAGCCAGTGCCAGCCCGGTCGGGCCTCCGCCCACAATGACGTAGTCGTAATCGCCCATAGGTCGTTTAATTATTATAATTGCGCTACATTTAATTATAACAATTGGTTCGTGGTTCGTGGTTCGTGGTTCGTGGTTCGTGGTTCGTGGTTCGTTCATGCTAAACGGTGGTGTTCCATTGCGAAAAGAACCACCGTGTGGACAGGTAGTCGGTGGTGCTGGGTGCGCTGCCGGACGAGCCCAGCACCGTCAAATTGGGGCCGCTGCTCGCAATGCTTTGGATGGCGCGCGTGCCGAGGGCGGTGTTGTAATAGCGCAGCGACGACAGGTTGCCGTTGAACCCGCCGTTGATTGCGACATTCACGTTGCCATAATTCTGAAAGGGAACGGAATCCAGCGGCAGGCGGCGCGCCAAGTCCCCGTTGATAAACGCGTCCAGCACCGTGTTTTCAACCCGAATGATGACGTTGAACCATTTGTTGATGGGGATGTTGTCCACGTCAACCGACGTGTCTTTTTTGGCAAACGTGCTCATGACCACCGTCAAGCCCGAATAATCGGGTTTCAAATAAAGGCCGGGGCCGTTGTTGGGCGACATGATTCCGGCGGTGGTTGTATTGGTTGCATCGGCGCTGCCCTTGTTGAACACGTGCCGCATTGCGGTGGTGGTGGTGTCCAGTTCCTTTTGTTTAATGAAGAGCCAAACCGACCACGTGAACCCGATGCCGACGTCGTCGTTCACCGAACGAATGATGGGCACGGCATTTGATTCGTTGGGATCTTGCGGGATAATCAAGTTTCCAATGTTGCCGTCTATGACGCCGTCCACCAAGAACGGACTGGAATTCGGAGCAAACAAATACCCGATGACCGTGATGCAAGCCCGCAGCACGTACACAAACGCAATGACCACCAGAATCAAGAACGCCGCCTTTGCAACATAGCTGTTGGAATCCAAAAAGGATTTGGATCCCCCGATGTCGGGTGCCTTGAAATCGGTTAAGGCCGGCGCTCCCATGCCCGCACCCGCACCCGCACCCGCACCCATGCCCATGCCCGCTCCCATACCCGCACCCGCACCCGCACCCGCACCCGCACCAAACCCAGGGACGTTCATTTTTTGCTAAATGTAAATGTAAATGTAATGTAAATGTGTAAATATTATTATATGCCTTATTAACCTATGATAATAATTTAATTTTGGTGGGACACATGCGATCATAATGAAAATTGCCCCACGGTTTGGTTGTTATTCGTGAGACTGAAGTTCAATTTGTATGAATGGAGAAAATCAAACATACCCGCGCCGCTGTATCCGTCGCTGTAAATGGACCATGCCTCTTCCGGCGTGAAATAATCCGCCTTGAAAACCACGTTGGAAATGTAGCCCTGCAAGTCGCCGTCCTGAGGGTTAAAGGGAGAGAGTGTGTAACCGCCGCCAATGTACACCTGTTCGCTAGACTTCAATGCGGGTGGCATGGTTTTCATTATACAGGTTCGCACCAATTTGCCGTCTAAATACAGATCCACCGTGTTGCCGTACACGCTCATGGTCAGGTTGATCCATTTTTGAAGCTGCACGTTGCGAATCGTGCAAGGAGCATTGCCCCCGACAACCACGTTCAAATTGTTTTGGTCGTTGTCTAAATACATTGAGAACGAGCACGACGGGCTGGCGGCGTCGCATCTTGTGATGACATTCTTATTGACCACGGCGGTGGATGCGTCGCTGCTGACCCAAGCGTCAATGTAAAGCCACACCGAGTAGCCGTAATTGTTTGAATTGCTTGCCGAATTTGCCGAATCGGCATTCACCGTCACCGTCTTGGACGCATCCGAAAACCCGGAAACGGTTGCGGTCGTCTTTGTCATTAATTTGTAGACCGTGTAGATGAGCACAATGATGAGCACAAACACGAAAATGGTTAAAAGATTCATTCTTAGGTGATTATGTCTATATTATTACAAACATAATATTTTTTTAATTTACGCAAATCGCACGCCGCTTCAAAATGTGTCTACGAAAACATTGGCCACCGTTTTCAAAACGTAGGGCACCATTCCTCCGTCCGTGCTAAACAGCGCGCCCAACAATGCGCCGATTAACCCAAACACGACGGGACCCATGAGCAATCCCTTGATCTGTTCTGTCTTCCCCGAATTGAACAGCCCGCCAAATAATATGCCGAATACCGCCCCGATAATGCCGCCCCATAACAACCCGCTTGCGCTGTACGTCGGCGTCGCGGCGGGGAGTGGCAAATCATTTGTAACCGAAGCGGCCGCCAAATCGCTTTCGGTGCGGCCTTGATTGAGCGGATCCATGTTCACGCCCACCACGGGCGGGTTCAGCACCTTGTTGGTTTTATACAACCACGCAATTTCGGGTTTGGTGAATGGCGCCGTGTTCAGCACAACGTTGCACATCTCTCCGTGAACGCCGTCGGCTTGTCCCACCGTGACATTCTGCACCGTGTGCGGCACGCCGTCGTTCGCCGTCGGCACGTGAACGCCGGTGTAAATCAATTTGTTGTTGACAAATATGTCGACCGCGCCGTTGTCCGAGTTGATGACCACGTTGTTCCACGTCTGCAACGGAATGTCCGACACTTCCAACGGCGCGCTGTCCTTGTCCGACGACACAATGGGGAGTCCGTACAGGCCGAACTGCATGGCGTTGTTTTTCGGGCTGTACTGGATGGACGGACCCGACGACCCCAGCTGCAGCAGGTTGATGTACTTGTCCGAATAATTGGCATTCGTGGTCGGCGGCTGCGGATGAATGTAGAACCAGGCGGACACGCCGTAGCTGTAATTTTTCAACTGCACCGTGGTTGGAATCGCGCCGCCGCCGCCGCCGCCGCTTGTGGCGGGAATAACCCCGTGCGCATTCACAAATTGAATGTCGTAGGTTTGTATGGGAATGGATGCGGCCATGGAAACGGGAGCCGACAAAATTTGCACGCCCGTGTGATTGATCGCCTTTGCCACCGCGGCTGGCAGAAAGTACCCCGCCAAAATGAACGCGGCTTCCATCGCCAGTATAATCAACCACGTGCGCGTGGTCAACCCGTACTGCTCCTTCAGCATGTCCACGAAATCCAGCATCAAGCACGGCAGATAAAACAGCAGGTTGCCGAGCAGTTTCAGCACGTTGATGACCCAATTGGAATCGGGGCTGACTTGAAACACGGAGCCGCCCATTTTGCCGGAACCCATGGTGCGTCCCACGCCGATCACGACCGCAATGCCCGCAATGTAGATCAATGCCGTTATGACGAATTGCACAACGCCCACGATGGTGGACAACTTGCTGTGGGAATTTAGAAAATACATGAGGAGCCCCACAATGCACACCGCAATTGCAAGCACCAACCCGGTTTTGCCGATGAACTGGCCGTACGACACGGTGCCTTGCACCAGTTCCGCGGTGGATGCAGTTGCAGAGTACATCGCGAACACGATGAGGGACGCGACGAACAGCGTGAACAGGGTTATCACCGTGCCGCGCTGGCCTTCTATAAATGCCGTCGGGTCAAACGATGACCGGTACAACAATAAAATCAACGCGGCTAATGCCACGACCGCAAATGCGGCGCCCACCGGATGATTTACAAACAATGAAGCCGTCCAATAAACAGGGAACAGCACCAGTTTTAACAACTGCATAATCTTGTCGGACCACGGCATGCTGGGCGCGCCATTTGCCCAATTGTAAATCTGCTGCATGATCCAATTCGCCACATTGACCCCCGAGCTTAAAATCAGCGCCCAAAACAATGCGTTCACGTACGGGGTGTTCTTGGCGCTGGTGCCGGTGTCGGCGCTGTTGCTGTTGTCGGTGCTGTTGCTGTTGTCGGTGCTGTTGCTGTTGTCAGAGAAGATTCCGGTAAAATCAAAACAGGATGCAACCCCGGTTCCAACGCACGGAATCAATCGGTTCTTGAATTTGTAGACGACGATTATTAAATACGCCACGTAAGCCAACAACGCAAGTATCATGCCCTGTTTTGCAACGACCATGAGGTCCGCGTTCACCACGTATGTAAAATAGGGCGCACTGCTCAACAGGTCTGAAAGTATAGTTTTTGCCGCGACCGGAACAGACGGCAGGACAACTAGAGGAATCGCCGCCATGCTTTTGTATAAATTGTATTCATTGTAACCCAGAATCAAAATCATGGCGGACAATGATACGCCCGCCACAACTTGAAACCAAACACTGGCACTCGTCTTTATAAAATAATACATCATGCCGACAGGAAACCAGAAGTCAAGAACGATTTTTGATATTGTTTTAAACGGGATGTCCGCCCCCCTGACCGCCGCAATAATCACCCAAAGTAGCATCAATGCAATCAACCCTATATTTGACCAAAAAAATACTTTGCTGTCGGCGGTGGATGCAGTCAGGCTGTAATCGGATTGCGTGGATCCGAACGACGCAAACACAAGCCCGATCAATAACCCGAACGGTATCAGTCCTATTGCCGCTTTGGCAATGTTCGTTACCGCACTGTATTGTCCGATTGACAACAATTTTGCCAAAATGCCGTATGCCAGAATGCAACCCAATAACAGGGTCACCTGACTGGCGCTGGTTGCAAAAAAGTGAGCACACGCAATTGCCACGATTGCAAGCAGCCACAAACAATATCCAATTCTTGTCCACCACTGGGTTGGGGCAACCGGACCTGATTGCGTTGATTGCATTGCGTTGATTGCGTTGATTGCGTTGATTGCGTTTATTGCGTTGATTGCGTTGATTGCTAATTATACATTGCATATATTTAAAATGTATGCAAATGCATGCAAATGATCCCCTAAAACGTTTCCATTGCGGTTTTTTTACCGTGGCAGTCGCGGCACAGCGCAACCAGGTTGTCCACGTTGTTGGATCCGCCGTGTTCCAGCCGCACGATGTGATCCACTTCGTACCACGCCGGCAGCTGGCGGTCGCAGTGGCCGCACTTCCACGACTGCTGCGCCGCCACGAACTTCTTTTTGGTTTCGCTCACGCTGCGCTTGGTGGCGTTGTTGCGCCCGGACGCCATGATGCGCGCCTCCATTTGCGCCTCTTTGGGTCCGTGCCGTGCTACATTTGCATTTGCATTTGCGGTCCCACCCTCTTGGAACAGCGATTTATTGTTCGCGAAATCCAAAAAGGGCGACAGCATGTCGGCCGACGAGCGGCTGATTGGCATGTATCGGATGATGTCATTGGCGTGCGACATCATGGACTGCGACTGACCGGGGTTCTTTTTCAGGAAGATGTAGAGAGATAATCCCACAAATGCAAAGGTGGACATCTTAATTTCCTTTTGCCACGAATGAAACACCTTCAAGTATTTGCCGTCATAGTACGTGTTGAACACGAGAAATGCGGTGATTCCGAATACGAACAACTCCAGTTTCATGCGTTTTATTATACTGCCCTTGTTAGTATTGTTATTATTATACTGTCATATTTATTTTAATCGGATTGTGCGGATTGTGCGGATTGTGCGGATACGGTGTCGCAATCCGTTTAACGGTGTTGCGATGAAGTTTCTGGTTCGGGTTCAAATTGAACCGAACCGTTCTTTTTTGGGGGTGAACCCGAATTGCGTCGCTAATTTGTCGCAGTTGCTGCACAATGTGCGCAACATTCATGCGCTCGTGCCCGTTTGCGAAGACGACGGTGCGAAACAGGGTGCGATACCGGTGCAGCATGTCGGCATGCGCCGCATCGGACATCGCGAAACTTTTGCGCGGCATCATGAACAAGCTGTAGAACGCGGAAAGCAGCCCCCACACGTCCGTGTTGTAGCGATACACGGTGCTGAAATACTCCCTCCACCGAAACTTCTGACCCGTGAAATGGTGCAATATTTCGGCGTTGTAAGTGGCAACCGCGTCCAGCAGCATTTCGTCGTTGGATCCAAACATGGACTTGAAAATGTATTGAAAGTATTTGTACCCGGTGTCGTCGTACGCGGCAATGTATTCCTTGTAAACCGCGCGCGTGAAGTGTTTCAATTGTTCCACCGTTGGGCTGGATGCGGATGCGGTTGCGGATTTCAAAACAACGGAGTCATACAATTCGCACGTTTTAGGGGAAATGACCATGGTTGAAAAGGGGCGATTGTATGTCACGGGGTTGTTGATAAAATGGCGCACGGGAATGACTTGTTGGGGCGTGGTGATGCCGGCCAGCCCCCAGTCAATGATGCGGGCATTGCCGGTGCGGTCAATCATGACGTTCTCGGATTTGAGGTCGTTGTGAATGACGCCGAGCCGGTTCATGGGACCCACCGCGCGAATCATCAGGGTTGAAATGTGGTCGTTCAACTGACGAATGCGGTCCGGGTTGAGGGGGGTTTGCCCCATCCATTGTTTCAAATCAACCCCCAAATCGGGCATGTTGATCATGCGCAACTTGCCTAAATTGGCATTGACATTGGCCGCCGAGATGTTGACCCGTTCCAAGTTGACGCACACGTCGTCAAAATTGACCAAGTCGGATGGTTCCAGCGCGTCGGGCTCGCACAGGTGGGTTTGCATGCTGAAGTAGCGTTCGTGATTTTTTATTTTCCCAATGTAGTGTTTTATTTGGGTGTATTCTCTCATTTCGGCTTCGGCGCTTTCCCGTTCTTCCAACTTGCTAATGTTGCCGTCATTGACGTCGCGCCGGCCGTCCTTGCATTTGAGGGCGGGTTTAAACACGCACCCCTGGGCTCCCGCAAATATGGGGACGCCGCCCTTGCGGCGACGACGACGACGACGCGTAAGGTTGAAGCCCTTTTTTAAACCTTTATGGAACCATTGGGTCATCACTATATCACTATATACTAATAAATATTTTTATTGGTTCAAAATTGTTTCATCATGCGTAATACGCGTAATACATGGAGGTTGCGGCGGTTGCGGCGACCAGAGCGTATATTAATTTGCGACGGTATTTGAACTCTTCGCGCAGGCGCACCTCTTTGGGCTTGTAGTTGGAATAGTATGCGTTTATGGCATCCTGCAGCGACACTTCGTCGCGATTCAAACGCAGGTTGATTTGGTTGTGCAGAAAATGCACCCATTTGATGAACGATTCGCGTTTGTCCAAATAGGGGGACACGGGATACTTGTCCAACAGTTCGCTAAACGCGTTGCCCATTTGATGGTTGGGTAAAAACAGCGGCAAGTTTTGAATGAAGTCGTAGTATTTTTTGATGGTGACGTCGTTCGGTCGCTCGGGGTACGTGACCGCCATGCTGAACAGCACGAACCAATAATGCGGCCCCCATACGGCGGCGTCCAGCGCAGTGGTTGCGTCCCCATTTTTGTAAACCAAATTAGAATGCATGCGCGCGATATGTGATAATATGTTGTTGTTGTTGTTGTTGTTGTTGTTGTTGTTGTTGTTGTTGTTGTTGTTGTTGTTGTTGTTGTTGTTGTTGTTGTTGTTGTTGTTGTTGTTGCCCCCCCACCTCTCTTATTTTTTAAAATTAAACAATATAAAAAGAAGTGCGATTTAACACATAACAGACATAAATCACAATCACACAAACATGTATAATGCACTAAAGGAAGACGACGCAAGCGAGGACAGCAGCAGCAGCGATGAAAAAGAAAAAGAAAAAAACGACGCGATGAAACCCGCCACGTTCCATCCATCGTTCATAAAAAAAAACATATTTTGCAACAATTGTGGAAAGAACGGGCATCCCATGCACACGTGCAAACATCCAATCATTAGCAACGGCGTCATTGTGTTCAAACGCGACGGCAACGAAGGCGCGGCGGCGTCCTACTTGATGATCCGGCGAAAAGACACGCTCGGATTTGTGGAATTCATTCGCGGCAAGTATCCGATTTACAATCAAATGTACGTGCAACGGTTGATTGACGAGATGACGGTGGATGAAAAGCACCGGTTGCAAACGCAAACATTTAGCGAGTTGTGGAAAAACGTGTGGGGGGATTATTTAAATTCCAAATATCAAAACGAAGAAGCGGTGTCGTCGGATCGGTTCAACTTGTTGAAAACGGGCGCAAGGGTAAACCACCGCAGCGGCGGTTACACGCTGAATTCGTTGATTGCTAAATCCAGCACCCACTGGACCGAACCCGAATGGGGGTTTCCAAAGGGGCGTCGCAATTATCAGGAAAAGGACAATGACTGCGCCCTTCGGGAATTTTCGGAAGAGACGGGATACGACGAAACCCGGTTAATCGTCATGCAAAACATCGTTCCCTACGAAGAAATATTCATGGGTTCCAACATGAAAACGTACAAGCACCGATATTACGTTGCGCGCATGCCGTTGCCCGATCATTTTCCGTCGGAATCCCCTCCAAACTTTCAAAAAACGGAAGTCAGCAAACTGGCCTGGTTTTCATACGATCAATGCATCCAACACATTCGCCCTTACAATTTAGAAAAACTGAATATTTTGCGCAATTTAAACAGTGCTCTGATGGAACACGCGATAGTTGGCTGAGTTGGCTGAGTTGTGGCCCAATTATTTGGTTCGGTTCCATCAAAATATAATCATTGCATATTATAGCCAAAGCCACCAGCGCCAATAATGTCACAGCCACCAGCGCCAATAATGTCACAGCCACCAGCGCCGAAAAAACCGACGCATCCATTGTTGCGCGACGCGAACCCGGGCGCAAATCCGAATGCAGCATTGATGTCCAACGAATTGCGTGAATGGAACCATGAAAGGGGGGGTGTAGAGGGAGAGGAAGACCTGCAGTTTTTGTATCCGTCGTTGAATGATCCCCAATTCGCTCGGAACATTGCGCAACGAAGAGAATTCCACGAAACCAAGCACGACGTGATCATTCCCGCGTCTCAAGAGCAGATGGAGCGGGAAGCCGCCAAGCTGTGCGGGGCCGCGTTTGAGCTGGCACCGCACCAGCTCTTTGTGCGCAATTTTTTATCCGTGATGACCCCTTACAACAGCATGCTGCTGTATCACGGGCTCGGAACCGGCAAAACGTGCTCGGCCATCAGCGTGGCCGAAGAGATGCGCGACTACATGCACCAAGTGGGCGCGGTCAAGAAAATGCTGGTGGTTGCGTCCGTCAACGTGCAGGACAATTTTCGCAAGCAGCTGTTTGATTTCAACAAGCTGAAGTTTGACCGGGTTGCGCGCCAGTTCGTGATCCGCGGCTGCACGGGAACCAAGCTGTTGAAGGAGGTGGGCGCCAATGCGGAACTGACGGATTTGACGGAGCAAAACGTGGAGCGCGTGCGCGCCGGCATCGTGCAGCGCATCACGCGGCTCATCAACGCCAACTACGAATTCATGGGCTACATTGAGCTGGCCAATTTGGTGCGACGGCTCACGGGCGGCGGCACCAAACAGGACGCCGTTCGCGCCATCAAGCACGAGTTCAACCATCGGTTGCTCATTGTGGACGAGATTCACAACGTGCGCAGCGACGAGGAATCCAAGGAAGCCGGCGAATCCAGCGAATCCAAAAAAGGAACCAGCGTGTCCGAAGAATTGTACACGCTGGTGCGGTATGCCGACAATTTGCGGCTGCTGCTGTTGTCGGGCACGCCCATGTACAACGACCCGCGCGAAATCGTGTGGTTGCTGAATTTGATGAACGTGAACGACCGCCGCGCCACCATTTCGGTCGGCGACGTGTTTGACCGGGACGGCAATTTACTGCAGATAAACAAGCGCGCCGTGGGCGCCGAGCTGCTGCGCATCAAATCCACGGGCTACGTGTCGGTGGTCAAGGGCGAAAACCCGTACATTTTCCCGTATAGAATGCACCCGCGCGAGTTTGCCCCCGCGCACTCGTACGCGCTGAACCGCGATCGGCACCCCACCCAGCAGTTGAACGGCACCCCGATTTTAACCCCGTTGCAGCACTTGGACGTGTATTTGACCCCGGCCGGGCCGTATCAAGAAGCGGTGTACAGCTACATCGTTGACCGAAAGCGGCTGGAAATGTCGGCCGACGCCACGTCGTTCGGCTCGTTTTTATTGAAGCAGCCCATAGAAGCGCTCAACATGGTGTATCCCAGCACGGAGTTTGACAAAATGGTGTCGCGGCGACCTCAGTCAGCGACCGCGGTGTCGGCGGCCGACGTCGCCCTTCTGAAGCACATGGACGTAAAAGGGCTGCTGGGAGACGCGGGTCTCCGCCGGGTCATGAAGCACGACGTGTCGGATGACGGCGCGCGCATTTCCAATTTTGAATACAAGCCCAGCACGATGACAAACCACGGGCGCATTTTTTCGCCCGCCGAAATCGGCAAATACAGCAGCAAAATTGCCAGCATCTGCGCACAAATTGAAAAAGCCACCGGAATTGTGCTGATTTACAGCGAATACCTTGGCGGCGGCGCGGTGCCGATTGCGCTGGCGCTTGAAGAAATGGGATTCACGCGGTACGACAAGGACGCGGGGTCGCTGTTTAAAGTCGCGCCCGTGCCGCAGCGCTTCGTCCAACACCAGGCAAGGCGGTTCGCCGCAAAATACGCCATGTTCACCGGCGACAAGCAGCTGTCGCCCGACAACCGCGCCGAGCTGGAAGCGCTCACCACCGAAAACGAGCACGGCCAGCGCATCAAGGTCGTCATCATTTCCAAGGCGGGCAGCGAGGGCATTGATTTCAAGAACGTGCGCCAAGTGCACATCATGGAGCCGTGGTACAACATGAACCGCATTGAACAAATCATCGGCCGCGCCGTCCGCAACTGCAGTCACGCCGACCTCCCGTTTGCGGAGCGCAATGTGCAGCTGTTTTTGTACGGCACGCTGCTGCCGGCCGATCCCGCCGCAGAGGCCGCCGATATCTACGTCTACCGTCTGGCCGAAACGAAGGCCGCGCAAATCGGGCAAGTGAGCCGCATTCTGAAAGAAAATGCGGTGGACTGCTTGCTCAACATTGACCAAACCAAATTCAGCCAGGAAGTCATTCGGCGTCACAACGGCGGCAAAGATGTCACGGTGCGCCAAGTGCTGGCCGACGGAACGGCGCTGGATCGGTATGAAATCGGTGACCGCCCGTTCTCGTTCGTGTGCGACTATCAAGCCAGCTGCGAATACCGGTGCGCGGTCGGATCCGGCGACAAAATCAAGGTCAACGACGACACGTATTCGGAACCGTTCATCGTGGTGAACGCCGACCGAATCATGCTGCGCATTCGGGACTTGTTCAAGGAGCAGCATTTTTACGCGCGGCGAACGCTATTCGCGCATTTGACGGGGCACCCGGCACAACAAGTGGACGTTGCCCTGACCCGCATGCTCGCGGGCGATGGGGGGCAGCTGGTGGACAAGTACGGGCGCGCCGGGCGCCTCGTCAACGCCGGCGACTATTACTTGTTTCAGCCGTCCGAACTGACGGACCCGCGCATCGGCACGCATGACCGCAGCGCGCCGTTGCAGTTCAAGCGAGACCACATTGCGTTCCCGCTGAACGACGGCACGCTGGAACGCTTGGCCGAAAAGCACGGGTTCTCGCGGCCCAAACTGAATCCAAGGGCGATGGAACCCGCAACAACCGTGCCCGCGCAGGTGCAGGAGATGAAGAAGGCGTACCAAACAATAAATGCGGCGACCGACAAGCCGAATGCGGCGACCGACAAAAACACCAAAGCATGGAACGATCTGTGCCGAGACGTGATTCGGGAATTGAACGACACTGCCAGCATTGACGCGGTTATATTAAAGCGATGCGTCGTGGAGCACTTTGTGGAAGAGGTGCTGGTGTCGTCGCCGGACGACGGAGTGCAGTATTTGAACGCGCTGTATGCCGCGGATGCACCCGGCGACGACGACGAATTTGACCGGTTTGCGCATGCATATTTTGACAACCAGATACTGAAAAACCCGAAATACGCGGGAGAGGAAGGCATCCTAATGATGAATGCGCAGGCAAAAACCGGCATGCAACTGGTTGTGCGCAAAAACGCGGGGTCCGCGTGGGCTCCTGCCAAATCTAGCGAGGAGTGGCGTCCGTATTTGGAGGCAATCGCCGCCATGATGCCGCGCGAATCAAACCTGTCACCCATTATCGGGTTCGTTGCGGAGTTTAAGGAAAAAAGCGGAGGGAGATACGCCGTGTTTAAAATCAAATACGTGCAAGAAAAGGGGGTCGGCGCGCGGTGCGACCAAATCTCGTCCAAACAGCGCCGTCTCACCATTGTGAATCAAATCATGCACGGCTTGAATCCGAGCGATGCTGCGTCCGCTTCCACGTACACCATGGAAAGCACGAAGGACCAAAACACCGCGCGGTTCTGCGTTTTGCCGGAGCTGCTGCTGCGCAGCTACAACCTGTTGCGGAAGGACGGAAAGCACTGGTTTTTGACGCCGGTGCAAGCGCTGCGCCAATCCAAATCATGAATTTCGTTCATTGTTTTGTTGGTTTGTTTGGCGAATTAAATAATAAAACTAATGTGCGCATATAATAACTATAAAATTCATATCCCCATGCATTATCAGCAGCGCCATCAAGAGCAGCGCCATCAAGAGCAGCGCCATCAAGAGCCGCGCCATCAAGAGCCGCGCCAAGACCTTTACGTTCCGACAATGGTGTCAAATAAGGTCGTGCTGCCGTTCGTCGCAATTGGTCGCAACATCCGCGACGTTCTGGAACGGCATTTAGCGCACGCCCACGAGGGCAAGTGCAACGCCGAGGGGTATGTGCGTCCCCGATCCACCCAGCTGCTGGCGCATTCTTCCGGCGGGCTGTCCGACAATGGCGCGGTCGCATTTGAAGTCATGTACGAGTATCAGGCCTGCAACCCGGTGGAGGGCATGCTCATTAATTGTGTGGTGCAAACCGTGACCCAAGCCGGACTGCAAGCGCACATTGTGCCCGAGCCCAGCCCCGTGACCGTGTTTGTGTCCCGCGACCATCACTATTCCAACCCGCGGTTCCCCAAAATAAAAGCGGGGGACGAAATCATGGTGCGCGTCATCGGTCAGCACTTTGAGCTGAACGACCCCACCGTTTCGGTCATCGGGGAACTGGCTCAATAATGCGTCCATTAATGGTAATGTTAATGTTAATGTTAATGTTAATTCAAAAAATTGAATTAAAATTAGAGTGAAATCAAGGATGTAGTTAAGAGAAACGAACGAAATGACTCCAGCCCATGAATCCGCCCTTTATTATACCACCTGCATTCGTCGCAAATTGTGCATTCCATTCTCGGACATACCCAATTTCAGCCGGGTAGAGGATCATTTGAGGCAAACGGTGTCCAGTGAAATGGACGGCCGGTGCATTGCCGAAGGGTTTATTAAACCCGGGTCTTGCATTTTGCGATCGCATTCCGCGGGCACCTTTTCGGCCGGAAACATTCGGTTTGATCTGGAGATTGACTGCATGCTGTGTTGCCCGAAAGAGGGCGCCGTCATGAATTGCGTTGCAAAAACAGTGACACAGGCGGGCATCCGGGCGAATGCCTCTGTCAGGGAACACGAACCATCCCCCGTGGTCATTTACATTTCGCGCGAAATGCACGATGCCACGCGGTTGGGTGAATCAATGCAAACCCAAATGCCAATGGACGCCATTAAACCAGGGGACGCCATGCAGATTCGCGTGGTTGGCAGACGGTTTGAACTGAACGACAAGCAAGTGTCAATTATTGGCGAATGGATCCCCGGCGTTATGATTTGAAAAATTGTTTTGTGAGCTCCGTTTTTTGATTTTCCACTTCGTTCAATTGGGTCTCTTGTTCGTCAACGTAGCCCAAATAATCGGTGATGTTGGAAATGACGACCGCATCCACGTTCGTCAAATTGACAAACGACCCGTTTTTGTTTTCGGTCATCCCCACCTTGCACTGTGTCATGATTTTTAAAATTTGAATTTGATGGTGCTGATTCAGCGCCTCGATTCGGTCCTTCAACTGCTTTAAATCGGCGGATTGCATATTCGTTTGATAATCATCCACATGAATGTAATTCTAATATGTTATTTTTTTATTTATATTAAGACAAGCAGCGTTTCAAACACTCGGACAAATGTTTGTGTAAATGCATGCCCTCCTTCCTCCAATTTCCGCCGGCCCTATAATGCAAAAACACGTCGTCGTATATTTCACAAAAAAATTTACCGTTTGAGTTTCTCACATCATTTTTTAAAAACTCAACCAATTTGGCATTGCCCTTCAAATTGGTCGGCAGTTCGCGTTCGTTCCAAGACCCCGACGGGAGGTGGTTTATAAAATAAATGCCGCGCGCGTGAACTGGGTTAGCATTATCCGCGCTTGGCACAGGGTCGGCGGTTCCCAACTGGAGCTTCAACCAGTATTTGGTGCAGCCGCCCGTGTCAAATCCCGGGCATGGGCTCCAATTTATCAATTCAAACCGCTTCATTTTTGCCATGTCCATGTAACACAGCCCCGGCCACATGTACCCTTCATTGTTTTTTCTTTGCAACACAATGGCACAATCGCATTCTGCATATTTGGTCATGTCCAAATGATCCACCAAAAACATGTCGCTGTCCAGCATTAAGTATTTATCCGGATGTTCGCGTTGATATGACAAAATGCATGCATTGAATGTGTCCGCGTGCCGGTGGGACATGTCCAACTTCGCATGATGATCATTTTGCACATTTATGCAAACCACGTTCAATTGGGCGCACACGGATTGTATTTGCAGTTTCAGCGTCACGTCGTTCCCGTTTGTGTAATCGGGAAAGGACTTGGCGTCGTTGAACACAATGAATTCGTAATCACCGCCTTTAAGGAACTTCTTAAATGCGCGATGTTGAATTTCAATGAAGGTTGGATTGTTGACCACCGACGTGATAATCTTCATTTACACCTGCAAAACATTAATTAAACAACCGAACTACGCGCGCCCCCGCTTCATACTAATCGCAACTGATTTAAACAAGCGCCAACAAACAATGCAATCCATCCAATCCCATGCAAATGCATCAGAAACAACACCCCGGCGTCAATGCTGCCCTGAACAAATTGCGAGGGGTCATGCTGTATGACACGACCGCGGTCATTCAAAAGCAGCCACAACAGCCACAACAGCCACAACAGCCACAACAGCCACAACAGCCCCAAAAGCAGGAACAACCGGACAATCGGTTTCGCCCCGCATTGAACCAGGACCCGATGTTTTGGTGCATGTACGTGATGATGCACGGCGCGTTCAAATACGAGCAACTCGCAAACCGGTTCACGGCCGAGCAGGACGGCAAGCGCGACCAAATAATTATGCTGAGAGAGAATGGCAAAACCTTGAAACAAACCACCGGAATCAAATTTTCGGCGTCCACAATTGAAGGCGACATCATGTCCCAGCGCATTTCGTTGCACGCGTTCCAAGTGCTCGTTCGCCTAAATTCGCTGAATGCGGTGTTTGTGAACCCACACAACCGCGTGTACGCCGAGTTCATCAGCGATGCGGTGTCGGATAAACCCGTCCATGTCATAGAGCGCGGCATTCAAAACCCCAAATGCATGACCATGACGCAGGCCACCGAGGCTCAGCTGACGGCAATACGGGCAACGCATTACCGCATTGAAAATCTGCAGAAACCCATCAAATCGGCGAGCGCTTACACCGTGGCAGAACTCACCGAAATGTGCCACCAGCTGAAGATCCAGCTCAAGCCCAAAATGAAAAAAACGGAACTGTACGAAGTGATCGCAAAACAACTGGTTTTATAGAATGTTATGCCCCGCGCATTCTAATTTGATAAATTTAAACTTAAACCGTAAAATTGAATTTAAATAATGTGATCTTATTATACATTAACGGATCCCGAATTGCAATGCAGACGCATCAGACGCATCAAAAGCAAGCCCCACCGCACGAGCTGTTTGATCAAATGATTGAACGGTATTTAGGGGGGGTATTGCAAACGGACGGCGGCACGCTTGAATTGGAGGTGCGATTTGGAACCCGCAATTTGAAACGCGTGGCATCCATCACCAAAATTGATTTTGACAACGTCATAAAAACCCTCCTCTCGGCCGGCTATGTCATGGAAAAAACGGACGATTACACCCTCAAAATCAATTCCGAAATTGCGGACCCGCACACCGGGAAGCCCCGAATGGCCGACATTCGCACCGAAATCCGGGGTCTGCACAACATCCAACTGTATTGCAAAACCAATTCGCTGGAAAAGGTCCTGCCGACATTTGTTCAAAAAACGGGGTTTGTCGGTCACTCGGGGGAAATGATTCCCCCCCTCAATTTTGACGACTTCAACTTCCGCCTCTCGCTCCAAAAGGAAAAACAGTTTGCGGAATCGTCGTCCACCGCAAAAACGGTGGTGGCGCCGTGGCGCAGCAGCCGAAAAACGTTCCGCTACCTGAATCGCAGCACCTTTCGCAACCCGGCATTGCCGTTCGTGGTGGACATGAGCATCGTCAAGGAATCGCGCCGCGACCACGGATCCGGCGGCCTGAGCAACATGATCCCCACCCACACGTTTGCCGAATCGCAGGTCACCGAGTCCCAGCCCAAATACGAGATTGAGATTGAAGTGCTGAACGATGCGGTCGGGCAAGGAACCGCGTTCAGCTCCGCGCGCAGGTTGGCCGATGCACTGCGCGCATGTGTAAAAACCGTCATGTCAGGACTGCAAGGCACCAACTATCCGGTGGGTGCAGACGAACTGACGCTCATCGCGCATGAATACATGCGTTTATTGTATCCTGAAAAATTTGCGGTTGTTCCCCCCTATATCAGAGAAAAGGACAAGGAAACAAAAGAGCCCGCGAACATGACCATGCTACCCAAGCATTTCGCTGGGCCGTCGTCTTACACGCTTCAAGTGCAAAACATTGTGCCCGTGAATGAAAATTGCACCGTGCCCAACGTGCGAAACAATTACACAGTCACCGACAAGGCCGACGGCGCGCGCAAGCTGCTTTACATTTGTCCTTCTGGACGCATTTACTTCATTGACACCAACATGCGCATGCAATTCACCGGCGCCAAATCCGACAATAACAAATTGTTCTACACGCTTTTGGACGGCGAACACATCTTGCACGACAAGACCGGGCGCTTCATCAACCTGTTTGCCGCGTTTGACGTTTACTACATTGCCGGCAAGGACGTGCGCGCGATGCATTTCGTGCCGCCGTCGGCCGAAGCGTCTGCCAGCAAGTTCCGCCTGCCGCTCTTGGTTGAGCTGATAAATGCACTGAATCCGCAATCGGTTGTGCGCGGGGCAGCCGCGTGCCCGGTTCGCATTGAGTGCAAGAAATTCAAATACACGGGGCAGGACCAAAGCATTTTCCAGTGCTGCGCCGCGCTCATGTCGCAGATTGACTCCGGCGCGTACGAATACACCACGGACGGCATCATTTTCACGCCAGCCGATGCCCCCGTCGGCGGCGACGTGGGTGGCGACGCGGCCGGTCCCAAAACCAAAATCACGTGGCCGCTGTCGTTCAAATGGAAGCCCGCGGAAGCCAACACCATTGACTTTCTGGCCACGATGGTAAAAGACCCCAACGGCCAGCCGAAAGTGACGAGCATTTTCACGGACGGCATCAACGTCGCCAAACTGGATCAAATCGTGCAGTACAAGACGCTCACGCTGCGGGTCGGGTTTGACGAAAAAAAGCACGGCTATTTGAACCCGTGCGAGGACGTGATCCAAGGCAAGCTGCCGTCCCGCGGCCGAGGCGCAAGCGCCAGCGAAGATTCTTACAAGCCGGTGCCGTTTTATCCGACGAACCCGTACGATCCGACCGCGCACGTGTGCAACGTGATCCTTCGCGCGGATGCGGCGGGAAATCGCAGCATGCTGCTCACTGCCGAAAACGAGGTGATTGAAGACGGCACCATCATTGAGTGCGCGTACAATGTCGGCGCGGCCGACCCGCTCTTTCGCTGGGTTCCGCTCCGCGTGCGCACCGACAAAACGGCGGAGTATCGCGGCGGCCAGAAGAATTACGGCAACGCTTACCACGTGGCCAATTCCAACTGGCACACCATTCACAACCCGATCACGCATACGATGCTGACAACCGGAAAAGACATCCCCGACGAGATGGCCGACGACGACGTGTATTACAACCGCATCGCAGCGTCCGGCGACACCACCACGCGCGGGCTGCGCGATTTCCACAACTTGGTTGTCAAGCGCGCGTTGATCGGCGGCGTCAGTCGGCGCGGCAACACGCTCATTGATTTTGCGGTGGGCAAGGGCGGCGATCTTCCGAAATGGATCCACGCCCACCTGTCGTTCGTGTTCGGCGTGGACATTTCAAAGGACAACATTCAGAACCAGCTGGACGGCGCGTGCGCGCGCTACTTGGACTACTGCAAGCGGTTCAGCATCATGCCCGGCGCGCTGTTTGTCCAAGGCAACAGCGCGCTGAACATCAAGAGCGGCGCCGGCATCAGCGGCGAAAAATACAAGCAAATTGTGCGCGCCGTGTTCGGGGACGGCCCAAAAGACAAGGCGCTCCTGGGCGATGGCGTCTATCGCGAATACGGCAAAGCGGAAAACGGGTTCAACGTGTCGTCGTGCCAGTTTGCGATTCACTACATGTTTGAAACCCGCGCCAACGTGTGCAACTTTCTGCGCAACGTGTGCGAGTGCACGGAAGTGGGCGGCTACTTCATCGGCACCACGTATGACGGAGCCACCATGTTTGACGCGCTGAAGCCGTACGAAGTGGGCGACGGCATCGCCGTGATGCACAAGGGAAAACGCGTGTGGCAGGTGACCAAAGCGTACACCGCTGCCGAGTTTCCCGACGACGAGACGTGCGTCGGATACGCCATTGACGTGTACCAGGAATCCATCAACAAGACGTTCCGCGAGTACTTGGTGAATTTCAACTACTTAAAACGGCTCATGGCGAACTTCGGGTTTGATGTCGTGCAGCGGGATGACGCGCTCAAGGATTTGGGGCTGCCGGACGGAACCGGCATGTTTGAGCAGCTGCACGCGCAAATGATGGCGCGCATTAAACAGACGCCGTCCCTGGCGTCCGATTTAGGGGACGCACCCGACATGCGCGACTACGAGCGCCGCATCTCCTTTTACAACCGCTACTTCGTGTTCAAGAAGGTGCGGTCCATTGACAACGCGGAACTGGTGGTGAAGAGCTTGTTGGGCACGTCCACCTTGTTTGAAAAACAGATGGCGGCCTTGGAACAGGAACAAGCTGACTTGGACAAGGTCGCTGCAACGGTTGCTCCTGCAACCGCTCCTGTAGCAGCATCAAAGCCCAAACCAAAACCAAGAGCCACCAAACCGGTGACTGCTGCTACTGCTGCTGCTGCTGCCACAAATGATGCGACTGTTCCTGGTCCTGAACCAGAGAAAAAAAAGCCCGGTAGAAAACCCAAAATTCAACTGGTTGTTAAAGAGAAAGACACATGAATAAATGAAATTACCACGTAGATGCAATGCACATTGTCAAATGAAAAATAAAAATAATATAATTTTAATTTATAGTATTTTTGCAATCATGGCTTCAGCAGCTGAGTATCATTCTACTTCTTCGTCTGGGTCTTCCGAATCTGATTCCGAATCTAAATCTAGTTCTAAATCTAGTTCTAAATCTAGTGCAAGTTTATATGAAGTATCCAGCACACGCAGTCATAGTCGTCCGATTGACCGGCTCCGCCGCATAAAAAGAAGCTTATCGTGCAAAACCATCATGAACCCAGAGAAACAGGTTCGTATGCAATGCATGCAAGGAGTGGATAATAAATATTATTACATTCCATTGGATCCATACAATCGCGAACACTTGCAAATTGTGGATGAACTGAGTCCGTTGCTCGTGAATCCAACTCCCGCACAATTTGAACCAGGCGCACTATACACATACATTATTGCAAACTTTGCAGACAAAAACCCTCACACCGGCGCAGACATTGAACCTGAAAATAGTCAATTGAAATTGTATGCATGCAAGGCGCACAACATGTTTGAATTTGGCACAAAACACCATCAAATTTTTTATCGCATGTGCTTGACCGGCGAATTGGAGAGATTTGAACGCGATAATGGGTATGCACCGAATAAACTGAAATACGGATTGCATTCGTCGGGTGAAATAAGATGCGGTGAAACCTCCAACAATTTAACATTCAACTTTTATTCTGGAACGTACAGAATGAGAAACCACATTACCCCAGCCCGGGAGCAGTACGAAACGGAAATCACGCGAGACTTACTGCATTCAATTGACCCATCATATAAAATAAAATACGACCCCGTGCCATTCATAGTGCCAAACGTGATGAAAATTACGCCTGCACAACTTCGCCATTTGAATGACAACGGAATCCCCACTTACGGGTTTGACACCCAACGACCACAATGCTATGCCATGAAATCTGCATTGCGAACAAAATCAATGAGCACGGCCGAAATGCATCAATTGTATGAACAAATAATGAACCCTCCTCCGCCTACGTCCTTCGTTCCCACATTCACAAATGCATACATGATGAGCACGGATGAGCTTAAAAAATATGCAAGCGATAATGGAGTGCCAATTCCAGAACCGTATGACAAACTTGACTTGCAAAAAAGGGTTCAAGCGCACATCACAACTAAAGGCAAAGGTGGCGGGAAACAAAGAACACTGAGGAAGAAAAGAACACTCAGGAAGAAAAGAACACTGAGGAAGAAAAGAACACTGAAGAAACGAGTATGAATGAACAAGTGTCTTATTTTTAAAAATTGATTTAAAAATAACGGCATAGTATAACAATTAGACAATAGACCACAACATCATTAAACAACACAATGATCATCCCCGTCAAGTGCTTCACCTGCGGCAACGTCATCGCCAACAAATACGAATACTATCTCAGCGAAGTGCGGCGCTTGAAAATGTCGCGCGGCATGGACACCGAAAAGGTCATTTATTTGACCAAGGAATACATTCACAAAACACCCGAAGGCGAGGTCATGGACAAGCTTAAGCTCAACAAAATGTGCTGCCGCCGGCACTTATTGACGCACGTGGACATTGAATAAATTCGGTGCGGTTCATATGTCGTGCATGTGTGAATATGGTCTGGAATCTAGAACTGGATTGGGAACCTTGCCGTGCGTCAAATCATTTTCTACTATGGACAAGCACACTGACAGTGCGGTGTATTTAAACGTCCTCGGAAAAATTCCATGAATGCATGCAGCGACTGATGCGCACATCAATTTAGCCGCATTTTTTGTGGAATCTGTCAAATTGCTGAAATACCAGCGAACGCGGTTGCGCATGTTGTAAAATCGCACGTTCAAGCGATGCGCTCGCAGCACATCATCGTTCGTGTAGGGCAGAGACATTGTTGGACGAGGGGGAGAGGGGGCGATATGCATATGAATCGTCTCATGCGTTTATTTATTTTTTTTATATAAATAGAATAAATAGAATACAATACATACAATGGCAAACTCCAGAACGAAACGCGGTTCCAAATCCAAATCCAACCGCAATGGCAAAACTAAATCCCGCAAAGGTGGTTGGGGCGGTTGGGAGCGCACCACGCACGTGGGTAGCGCATGGAATGGTGCAAATGGAAGCAATCATTTTGCATTAAGCAAAGCCGGCGTTCCATCCGGCCATCCTATCCCCGTGCCAGCATTCCAGGGACCCGGCATGCATCAGGCAAATCGGTTGGTGCCTCATTTGGCGCCCAAGGCACTGAGTATGGGTGGCGGAGGATCCAAGCGCAATAAGCGCAGCAAAAAAGGCGGCTTCGTCTTCGGTGGGTTTCCACAAAATTTGAAACTCGGGTGGGACAATTTAAAAATTGGAGCGCAAAACGTGTATCGCGGGTTCATGGGAAACAATCAGTTGGATTCCGCATCCCCGTGGAATCAGCCCGCATTAAATGCCAAACCGCATCAACCGGTTCAACACCCGCAGAACATCGCCGCCATTCGCAATGCGGCAAATGCGCGGGTGGCCAAAATACATTAGGTGTGTGTGTGGCTTTAGGCGCAAGCGCAAGGCTGCCAACGTTTGAACCGATGATTGAATACGCACGTCATGCGCACGCACTTGTTCGCGTCTAACACATGGTCGTCGGGTTCGTCTTCATCGTCGCTTTCTTCCAATGCGTCCAAATTCCGATTTTCCTTGATGTTCCGAAATATGGAATTCATCATCACGCTGGTTTTGTAATTCGGGATGTGCGCAATCATTGTTTTGTCCGTGATGGCGTCGTCCTTGCTGTGCAACACGTAATAAATGTCGTTTTGAACGTCTGGCTTTAAGATGAACGCGCGCGGCGGTTGCGTCGCGAACCTAGGCATGGTTGCATGGGTTGCATGGGTTGCATGGGTTGCATGGGTTGCATGGGTTGCATGGGTTGCATGGGTTGCATGGGTTGCATGCCTTGGAAAAAACGATTGCGCAGGCACAAAAGGTGCAGCAGCAGGCGCAAGCACAGAATGTGCCGGTGGCGCAAGCGGTTCTGCCAAATGAATTAATAAATTTTTATATTCGGTGCAGTCCCGTTGCAAAAATCGGTGTTGAATGCAAAACACGTCGTATGACGTTATTGCCAATGCATCCTTCAGCGCATCATTGAATGACGCGTGCATGATTGGCATGAAGAACTGCACCGGCAACTCCGTTTTGCACTGTTTCAATGCATCAAAAAAATCAATGAACCGGCTCATGCTGCCATCATTTTGTTGCTTTGCCCCGCACAACGAGTGCACGTTCTCCACGCTGAACCGAGTCTTGTCAAACATGTAGGTGCCGTACAATATTGTGCCGTTGCCGCGATACCATGCATCGTCCATGCATGGCGCGTTCAACATGCGCACGTCGTCAAATGTCACTGATTCGGATGGTTTATGGTGTGAGTGTGGGGCATGGGTTGGGGCATGGGTTGGGGGGGTATGTATTTGCGGTTGTTGATAAGGACGCTTCGCGATTTGAAACATCCAGCACTGCTTGTTCGTAAACCAAATCGCACATTTTTTCCCTTTGGGAATGACGGCATACACGTCGGCCAAAAATTTCTTATGAACATGCTTTTCATAATAAATTTCAACTACATTTGCGAATCGTTCTTGCACGACTTGTTGGAATTGGTTCAGCTTCTTGGTATTGGGGCGCGATGTCATTTGGCTATGACTATGATGCATAACATGCGACCCATGCCTTTAATATGGTTTCATTCAATGAATGAATCATTGATACGCTGAACCCAGTTCTATGGAATTTGAATTGGAGAGCGAATGCGATTGCGGATCCAGAGATCCATTTAATTCCATCAAATACCGTTTCAATTCGTTTTTCATTTCATCGTTGTTGGCATTGTTGGCATTGGTTGCATTGTTGGCATTGCGGTTGTTGGTTGCATCATTGGCATTGCTGTTATTGCTGTTGTTGGTTGCATCGTTGTGCATGCGCAGTTCCCTAAACAATGCATCATACCTTTGCTGAGGACGTTTGACCATGTCCTTCATTTTTGGAACCGTCAATGTTTCTTTGAAAAAAAAATACAAATTGTGCAATATGAAAATGATGACAAATGACACCGCCACCACTTGTACGACCCAAAACATGAATGGTATTAAATTAAATATGAAATAGGATTAAAATACGTCGACATAGTTTTTGCGGATTTACAACGTATCGCGCCGCAAAATAAATGTATCCAATAAATGATTTAAACCCATGCATCCAGATGAATGTAATCTGTATCATATGCCGTCCCCCGCATCGCACGTCATTCCCATCGTGGTAGTTGAACGCAACGGAGATTTGCGGGCGTCGCACATTGATGCGTACGCCCCGTTGGAACTGTCCAAAAAATGCAAACATAAATCATCCAGCGGGTTTGAAGTTCGCGCAGAGTGGGCGTATTCCGGCGCCGACGCCGATCGGTTCATCGTGGAGCTATGGGCGCGCGACAACGGCTGCGCGGGACAAGAAAACAAGTATGAATTTCCACCCCCGGTGGACACCATTCTGTTTTTTGGAGCGTGCGCACTGGTGGCAAAAGACACGTCGTCTCAGCATCGGGTCATTCCGCTCACTCTTGAAAAATGGAGCAAACTGTATGAGTTTTTGTTCGACGGATTCGACACGTTGGCCAATTGCGAAGATGACGCCGAATACGATGAGCTGGATTCCATTCCCGCGCACCGAAAAACCAAGGACGGATATTTAAAAGATGGGTTTGTAGTAGACAATAGCACCTGCGACGAGGAGGATGACGAGGAGGATGACGACGATGACGAGGACGAGGACGAGGACGACGACGACGACGACGACGACGACGACGACGACGAGGGCGACGATGCCGACGAAGATGTCACGGCGGTTATAGTTGCGACCCAGACTCAAAAAATGTCTAAACGGCGTGAAAGAAAGCAACCGAAAGAAGAGGTGCTGGTTGACACTTCCTCCGAATTGAGCGAAGAAGTGTACGAATACGCCGATGATTGAGACAATTGAATTATGAAAACTTATGAAACAAATGATAAAACATAAAACAACATAAACCGTTGGTGCGGTAATGGTATACCTTTACATTCCGGTAAATTAATGTCGTATTATTATGAACTGCCCGTATTGCACAATTTGCCCGTGAATGAATCAACCGCATTATTTGAAATCGCGACGTCCCCCGCAACCGAAATATTGGTTTCTCAAACGCTAAACATGCATTTGTGCGAGATCAAAACGCAAATTGAAGAGTGCGGCGAAGAGCCTTGGGATTCCGTCAAAAAATACACAAACCCGTTTGAATTCATTCACACCGCAATTCCCAACTGCAAAACGTACACCACGGTCAGCAAACTGCACCCGTTGTCGCGGTCGTTTTACAAGATGATTGAGCTGTACGCCACTTTCTTCAATTCGTCGTGCGACCCCCCGCGCATGACCTCGTTTCACTTGGCCGAAGGCCCGGGCGGCTTCATAGAGGCTTTGACGCACATTCGGTCGTCCCAGCACGACGTGCAGCACGACGTGCATTACGGCATGACGCTGTTGAACCAGGACGCGTCCTGTCCCGGCTGGAGGAAAAGCAAGAATTTTTTGGAACTGCACCGGAATCGCGTGCGCATTGAGACCGGCGCCGACGGAACGGGCAACATCATTTCGTTGACCAACTTTGAGCACTGCGCGTCCAAGTACAAGAACGCGTGCGAATTCATAACCGCCGACGGCGGCTTTGATTTTTCATGTGATTTCAACAATCAAGAATCCATGGTGGCGCGCTTGCTGGCCGCGGAAATGGGGTTTGCGCTGGCATTGCAAAAACCGGGGGGGCATTTCATTCTGAAGGTGTTCGACACGTTTACCAAACCCACGATTGACGTGCTGTGCGTGCTGTGCAACATGTACAAGGAGGTGTTCGTGTCAAAACCGTGCACCAGCCGACACGCCAATTCGGAACGATACATTGTGTGCAAGCATTTCCGCCCGGCGTCTTCCGACCCGCTGCTGCCGCATTTGCGCCGCATGTTCAAGCAGCTGGAGGACTTTCCGCACAACGCCGCAATGGCGTCCCTTCTTCCGCTGGAGCACGACACCTATTTTTTGAACAAGATTGAGGAATGCAACGCCGTCATCGGGCAGCAGCAGATGGAAACCATCAACGCAACCATTAACTTGATCATAAACAAGGGGCACGCGGAAAAACTGGAATCCATGAAACGGCACAACATGCTGAAGTGCGTCAACTGGTGCGAAAAGCACGGCATCCCCTACAATAAACTTATTCAACAAAACAACATTTTCTTGAAACATTGAAACTTAATGGAATTAATGGATTAATAATATAAACCTTATATTATTGAGTATGATACCATTCATATATATAAACACGATTACACAATGCAGTCCACGCTTCAAATCCTATACAAAACCGTTGCTTCGCGCCGAAAAAAAGAGCGGTTTGAGACCATTTTGGAACCGATGCAAGCCATCCTGCAAATCGCGCTGCTCGCGTTTTACCCCGTGGGAACCAAGGTCACCATCCAAAACAACATCATGACGCTGCAACCGCCCAACTACTCGCAATCCATGGCGCGCTGGTACAACAACGACACGAAGGAGGACCTGTTTTTTTTGTTCAACGTGTTCCACCGCTTCAAAAAGTTTTACGCGCATTACAAGACGGACGCCCCCGAATCGGTGCAGCACCGGCTGTACGCGCTGCTCATTGACCTGTCAAAAACGGGCATAAACAAGCTGATCCGAACGTACGGGCAAACCGACAAGCCACACATCCTGCAGACGCTCACCATGTACAAGTTCATACTGGATGACCAGCTGTCCCCCGACATCATGACGCTACAAACAAACGCGTCCACGTCATTGAAACCCCATAAAATGAAGCCCATTCTGAATGACGACGACGACCACGGCCACGGGTCGCACGAACTGTCCAACTCCAACAACACGGTGGACGACATTTTTATAAGCATTGTGGGCATTTACACGCCGGAACTGCTCAGCATTGCGTACAACGCGCTGCTTTTGATACGGGACAACGAATCCAATTACGCGGCGTACGCCGACGGACTGAACAAAATACTGGAACCCACATGCGTGCAGGTGAAAAAATGGATTGACGAGCACATCGTGTACTAAATCAGAAAACCTACGGTTTTCCGAACCTTTCCCTTGAGGGAACCGCCCCCCGTAATCGGAAAACGTAAATCATGAAGGGAAAGGTTCGGAAAACCGTAGGTTTTCTGAAAGTTTGACGCTGGATTCCACGTGTCGGTTCGTCTCCAGCGTGCCCTTGATGCGCCGCCCAAATTCAGGGAACACGATATTCACTTTTTGTGGCTCCCCGTTTTTTACGTAGTCCTGGATTTGCAGCATGAGCGCCTTTACGGCGGGGAATTTGGACGCATACAGTTGCAATTCGGTCAGCTTTTCCAGGATAGGTTTTACCTGCGCTTGACGCTCCGCCTTCGTTCTATCCGATGATGTTTTTATTACTGTAGTCGCTGTCGCTTCGTCCATTGTCCAAATGTATAATATTATATACACGTGATGTATGTATAATATTTAATTACTTTTTCATTGCAATAATGTCACTAGGGTTGTGTAAATACCGCAATGCGCTTGGCGTTCCCGGCAAGGGCGCGCATTCCATCCGTCTTGGTGGCGTTGCTGTTGTGGACGTACTCCTCACAATAGTGGGCGCTTACATCATCGCTTATTTTGCGCGCACGTCGTTCGCATGGACCGCCGCGGGTTTCTTTCTTCTCGGTATCATCCTGCACCGCATGTTCTGCGTGCGCACCACCATTGACAAACTCCTGTTCCCAAATGCTGAATCGTTTATTAAACGCGTACGGTTTAGCGAGTGAGTATTGTTTTATTATTTAATGAATTTCTCTCGGTTTGATGAATTCAGAAAGGGGTAAAGTGTTGCACATGTGCGCATGCGGGGCAGTTGGGTGCCACTCGTTACAACCTTTTACCTTTCCTTCTTTCGGATTTTGAGAGAAAATATACATTAATTCAAATCAATTCAAATTAATATAAATTAATTCAAATTAATACAAATCAATTCATCTATATCCGGCGGCGGTGACGGGATTTGCCGGGGTGGCGGTTCGGTTCTCCGTGGGCGAATAAAAGCACACGGTGTGGTTGCCCGGTTTGCTGCCGTAATACAGCTTGCAGTTCGGGACCTGGTAATTGTTTTTCACAAAGTAGCCAGGGTTGTATTCGGTGCTGTATTTGCCCGCGTTGGCACCCTGCGCGCCAAACGCGCTGTAAAACGAGTTGCCGTTCAAATTCACGGTGTTGACGCGCAGGCTGAGCGTGCGCGTGCTGCTGCTCACGCCGCCCTGCTTGGCAAACGGCACGTTGTTCGGCTTGTAAATGGTGGTGCCTTGGCACTGGTTGGGCTCCAGGCGTTGGGCCGCGCTGCACGCGGGGTACAAGCAGCTGCCGGTCAGCCGGGTTTGCGGACCCAGGCACTCGTTGTTGGGCCAGTTCGGCGTGTGGTCGGGGCCAATGTATTGCACGCCCGGCACCGGGTTGGTGGACAGCTTCTGTTCGTAGCGCTTGCAGCGCGACTGCAGGTACCCCCGGGTGTCGCTGTAGTACGCCTTGCTCATCAGCGTGACCGCCGATTTAATCACGTTGTTGGACGGGCACACGCCAATGTATTTCGTGTTGTACAGCCCCGTCTGAATTTGGTAGCTGTTGGGATCCACCGGATTGCCCACCTGCACGTAGCCCTTGTTTTCCACGCGGTCGCACGGCTCGCACTTCTGCGACGGAAGTTTCAGCAGCTTTTCGTCAAACGTGGCATACGAATTGGCCGCCGAATCGGAACAGTCACACGTCGCGCCGTTGCCCGACTTCGTGGTGCCGCCGGGCGTGTCAATGACGAGCGTCACGGAGTTCACGCTGCGCCCACTATTCGGCGTGGGTTGCAGCTTCCGACGCCAGTGCTTCATGGGTCGGGCTTTCATGGCCGGTCCAGTGAAGTCGTGGGCGGCGTCATCGCGCGATGCACCGGCGGGAAGGTTTAACAAGGCGCCATTCTCGTTGGGCCTACTAAACCCAGGAACCACTTGATTGGTTGTAGTGGGTGCCGATTTTGTGGCGCCGTGAAACCGCTTTGTGGTGATCAAGCTGTTGGAGCGGCGCCATCCGATGCCGTCCGATATGGTCATGGTTGCGTGCGTTGCCATTTTATTATGGAGACTAAATAAATAATATTCAATATATATTACGTTGAAGATATTATTTATTGCAGTATTTAGCATTTGAACATGATTCATTTGACTGTGTGCGGTGTTCTCATACTGTTTTTTGCGTGGTTGTTGATACACGCCTTCATTTATTCTAAATTTAACCACATCATTGAGGGGTTGGATCCCGCGGCAACTATGGGGCCAACCACGGGGCCAACTATGGGGCCAACCACGGGGCCAACTATGGGGCCAACCACGGGGCCAACTATGGGGCCAACCACGGGGCCAACTATGGGGCCAACTATGGGGCCAACCACGGGGCCAACCCCACCAGATCAAATGGACGAAAACCCGGCACAAATCGCGATTATAAAAAAACAGATTGCGTCCCTCATTGACACTGCAACCCAACTAACCACCGCCATGAACCAGAATGAAGCCGGCATTAAAAACAATACGGCGCTCATTCAAAAAGTGATGCAATCGCAAATCGAATTAAACACGAAACTGGACAGCATGAAGAAGGCGCAATAAAGAAACAGCGTACCGTCCGTGAGAAAATAATGTATTGATACTGTATTCACGCACGATGAAATCCCTGCATTCCGTTCTGTTTTTCATTCCAGATGAAATTTCCAACGCAACCGTGTACAACATTGGCATCGGCATCCTCTGTATTTTGCTGGCATTTTCTCTCGGGGCGCTGTATCGCAGAATCAAGCACGGATCATCCTTCCCCTTTTCGGGATCCAATGTAGAGGGCATGACGACCCAGTCCTCCCCCATTGCGGAACTCCAGTCCCAAACCGACGCCCTGCAAACCACCTACGACAAAATTAAGAGCGCGGCCGACGACCAAAAGAACCGCATTGATGCCAATTCACAAGTGCTACTAAAAACCATGAGTAACCCCAACCAATCCAGCACGCACGTGAATATCAACCAGGACGACCCCTCCAAAACCAAAATCCCGAGCATTGACATGTCTTAATCCTTCGGAGACAGGACATGAAGACCGTCTCACGCAGTCCAAACCCGATGAAACGCGCGGAACGTTATAACGCCGAACGCAAAGCCGAACAGCACTTGGACTGCGGTGTGTCGACGGAACGCAACGCGCGTCCACATCAACCCCGCTGCAACGGCCAGTGCCGCAGCAATCCAAACCGGGTGCCATGTTCGCCACGGCAGAAACTGGTGCGCAAATGCCACAAAGTATCCAACCGATTGGGCATGCCCCGACGGAAACCCGTATGCGTTGTTATTTTTATACTCTGGCCAAATTGCAACGACCGCGGCGTCAAACACGGTGCTGGGAGAATGCGGGACTGGGCGATTTCCGGCATCTCCGATCATGTGGCGGAACACCTGCTTTAAACCGCAGTTCACAACGGAGTTGCCAATGTATCCGAGGAATGCATACGCATACGACACGTTGGTCACGCGGCACAAGATGACGAGCGCGAAGAAGAGCAGCTGCGGATACGAGCTGACCCATCGTTCGTGCATTGAACCCATTCTGCAATATTTGATACGATGCAACAATTAATATATTATTGTATTACAATATTACAATAATATTAGTGTGGGTTTAATCGGAAAATGTCAAATTTTTTTCAGAACGTGATGGGGGATTTAGACAACGTGGAGCAGGAGCTGCTCGGGCCGGACTACCAGTACTTCAAGCAAATCAAAACCCCGAAAGAATTGGGGGTCTCCAGCAGCGGCGGGCTGGACACGTTGTCAGGCGACATCAGCGCGCTCATTGCGTACGTGGAATTGCTCGTGTCCGGCGGCGGCGACGCGTCCGCGACTGGCAAACCGTTGGGAAACAAGTTCTTCCTAAAAACGGGGGCCAAATGCAAGGTGGCGAGCAGCGACGCCACCAACGGAAGCGTCGTGGATCGCTACGTCTACGTGAACAACGTGCCGGACGGAAACATCCCGTTCATTTCGTCGGGGCTGGGGGGCGTGCAGTTCAGCGAGTTTGAGGGACTGATCCCCGGCGCCATGTCGAGTGCGGCCGCGCTCAACCCGTTTTCGCTGTTTCAGGCGTTCCAGCTGGGGTCCACACCCGACTGCCAAAGCGTCACGCTGGAGACGATTGATGCCAACAACGCTGTGGCCTCGGCCACCAATTATGTCGCGACGGCCGACATCAAAAACATGCCGGCGGTGTGGTTCCCGAACAATGCGAACCCCGTCACGGGAGCCACGGAACGCGAGGCGTTCACGCAACGGCGGCGAAGGTCTAATTGCACTGCTAATGCGGGCGGCATTCCGAGAGGCACGCTTTCCAGCTTGTACTACACGTCGCTGGGATTTTTGTGCTTGATCCTCCTGTACGCCCTGACAAAACGCGTGAACAAATGAGATGATGTGACTATTTCTTGCTCTTCTTGTTGCTCTTCTTGTTGCTCCTCTTGCTCCTCTTGCTCCTCTTGCTCCTCTTGCCTTTTCCACCTGCAAACAATCCTTTAAGTGTGTCCAAAACACCACCGTTGGGATTAGATGGGTATTTGGGTTTGGAAGAAAATAAGTTGGCAAAAAATCCTGGTTTGTCTGCTTCCTTTGGGGCTGATGGTGGTTGTTGTCCAGGCATTGGCACAGGCTCTGCTGGCATAGGCGGCCTTCCTGGAACGGAAGGAGGAGGAAGATTCGTCGGCAATGCAGGTGCGTCAAAAGGTGATGAGTCAGGTTCAGCAGTTGGAGTTGGAATGGCGGCATCATCACCTCCTGATTTCTTACGCAATCTACGAGTCCGTGTTTTCATGATGGGTTGTTTGGTTATGTTTATTTATTATATAAAATGCAAAATATAATAAATGAAATGGAATTAAATTGAAATGAAACGTCATCAAACCGGAACTTATAATTTGACGCGCTTAAACAGCTCAAGGGCAACGAGACCGCCCGCCACTTGAGCCAGAATGTACGGCACCAAGTCGCTGGACGACAGCTTGCCAGCGGCAACCATGGCAATGGAAACCGCCGGGTTGAACATGCCGCCGGAAATGGGTCCACCAATCATGATGGCAACCGCCAATGCCGCGCCAATGGCAATCGCATTTCCAGTTGCTAAAATGATGTAGATGAAAAACAGAGTTCCAAAAAACTCAACTAAATACTTGTTCAACATTGATTGCGTGATTGTGTGCTATGCAGTATCATTATATAAAAAAAGCAAACATTGAAGTTAAAATGGTAGCCACATTCCTAAATAATATATGATTTATGGTTGTCGGAATCGCTTGGTATTCAAAAAAATTGATTTGAACAATGTTGGCATAATCAATCGCACAATCGCAACAGCAACAGCAACCGCAACCCGCAAACAATCAATCAATCCACTCAGAAACAAAATGAAGATTATGGTATTTGACACCGAGACCACCGGACTGCCTCCCAAGAATCGCCAGTGCATGAACCCCGCGGAATGGCCGCACATTGTTCAGCTCAGCTACCTCATCTACGACACCGACGCTGACAAAATCCAGGATTTCAAGGACTTCATCATCAGTCTCGGCACGCACATTCCACTGCCCGATGAAAGCGTCGCCATTCACGGCATCACGCGCGAACTGTCATTATCTAAGGGCATAGACATCCGCCTCGCGCTCTTTGATTTCAAGACGGTGCTCATGCAGTGCGGCAAGTGCGTCGCGCACAATTACGAGTTTGACAGCAGCATGCTGCAAATGGAGGCTCAGCGCAATCAAATGATGCTGTATTTCCCGAGCTCTTATTGCACCATGCGGGTCGGCACCACTTTATGCAAACTGCCGTCGCCGTACGGCTTGGGCTACAAGTGGCCCAAACTGCTGGAGCTGCACGAGCACTTGTTCCAGCGCACCCCCAAAAATGTGCACAACTCCAAAATTGACACCATCGTGACGCTGCGCTGCTACCACATGCTGTCATACAATGCAGATTTGTGCCGCAGCAGCCGCGAATTCCGCGCACTGTTCCGTAATCACTGCACCATTGAGTGCGAGCGCGACGAACTCGGTGAATTCGGCGACATGAACGAAATGCCGTCGCCACCCAAACCCACAAATCCGATCTAATCACCGTCATCGCACAAGCACGCACATTTGCAAAACACCCAATACATCTGATCGCATACAAATTCACAAAACGGCACCGGCATCAAAAACTCGGGCGGTAACCGGTCCATTCGGTTTGAACGGGCCGGATGCCGTAACAAAAATGGTTCATTCATTTGCAATGCACAATGCACATATAAATACAAATGCTGTCACTGCATTTATATTTATATTTTATATTCATTTATTTTTCAATAATACCCGTGGAACGGCTTATACGCCTATTTGGGAACATTAATCTAAATATTCACTTACAACGAAGCGATTTATTTCTGCGAAGCGATTTATTTCTGCGCATGGAATGTCTTTTTTTCAAGACATTACCAGCACCCCTTGTGGGCCGGCTTTGTCTTGCGTTCGCGATTGTTCGCCTTCGGTTTTCTGCTTCTGCCTGAATATTGGTTTGAGATATTGGTTGCGGTGGTTGCGGTATTCCGTAATGTATGTTTCTCTGTGCTGCTTCCGTTGCTCTTCTTCGTGCTTCGTCTTCACGAAACTGCCGTCGCGCTTCTTGAAACTGGGGATCGTCGTTTGGGTCCATGCGCAAGTGGGGATCTCTGTGCAGACGAATAGACATTATTTCGTTAACATCCATAGATGGGCTAGATTGACTACGTATACGCAAGGCATGCGCTAAAACTGGACTCAATATTTCATAATACAATCTTGTAGGAACATAAACACCATTCCGATTTTGCCACCCAATTACTGTCACTTTTACGTGTTGTATTATACCCTGCGGAAACGAACTGGTCAACACCACATCAATTTCGGCACCTTCGGTTATCGTAACGGGGGCACTACCAGGTATTTGTATTATTACTCCCTTATCCCTATTTGCTGGGTCAGCCCATTCAATCGTGTTTCTCTGCATTCTATATATATATATATATTTATTTATTTTTCAATAATACCCGTGAAACGGCTTATACGCCGTTTTCATTGGCAGCGCGCTTGTTTTGTATTTTTTGCATTCGCCGCCCGTTTCATAGCAATAATACTGACGGATCACGTCCGCGGCCATGGTCATGTCAAACTCGCTGATAGGCGCGTATTTTTTCTCATTCAGCAAATACACATACTTGTCGCCAACTGCATATGGAAATGAATCATAGTTTCCACCCATCGGCGAATAAAACCGGCGAATGGTGTCG